AAGGCAACGCAGAAACAACTGGTTCACATCGTACTTGAAGCAACAAAAAAGACCGCTTCCCCGGCAAGAGAACAGCGGTCAGTGGCTAAAGAGAGCCACTCACATTCTAACAGAAAGGATGAGAGTCATGAAAAAAATTGACATCGGCGCAGTACTCACTGAAGCAATGTACATTGGCCTATTCGTGTATGCCTGGCTGGCTTTCTTCAGATTCGTATGAAGACATACATTCAGAACGCCAGCAACGAAACGCTGAAGGTCTGGGCAGAGAATTATGAGTACTTCCCAGACGAAGACATCGATGAACGCACGGCAGAAGTTGCCACAGCAAAGGAAATCTGGGACGAATGCACAGAGCGTGGAATCGATGCAGAAAACCTGTTCAACGAGTTCAAAACATATGGGTTCAACCTAGAAAGGTCATTGAAATGGAACATGCAGAAATTAACAGCGCCTACAAAATGATGGTGGCGGAAATCTTTATAAATTCAAGATTGCAGTACCTGGTGGAAGAAATCGCCGAAAGTGATGAGTTCCGAAAGTACAGAACGATCGTGGCATATCCGCTGGGCACCAATGAACTTGCACCGTTGGTGAATGAGTATGGCTATGACATGGTGAATGAATTCGTGCTGATGCTGGCACAAGCAAAGGAACAGAGATATGCAGCAGATAGCAGTGCTGGTTAAGCAGCCGTGCAAGCCGTGCAAGCTGACCAAGATCAACAATGACCTGTATGACTTCCAAAAGCTTGTCGGCGGATACATCGAGTGCTGCACAATCACAGACACGCTTGTCGCCATTATCGATGAGGACGGCAAGTTCAAAGAGAAAGAACCAAACATCCCACTGTTCGGTGGCAGTGATTGGTTTGTCGGAACAGTAGTGTTCTGTTCCCGGAAAGGTGAAGAACTGGATTCTATCACAGCGAACGATATGGATTTGCTGTCATGGTTCTTCGGGGTGGAATGATGGAAATCAAAGAAATGAATCTGTACCAGAGACTTCTGGCAATCGAAGGCGAATTGCAGACGGTGCCGAAGAACTTCGAGATTGGAACCGGCAAATATGCCTATAAGGCTGTTTCTGAGGTCGATGTGAAGCGAGCGGTCAGACCGCTTGAGCAGAAGTATGGCGTGAAGAGTTTCCCCGTACACGCAGAGGAAATCGCCAACCAGATCGTCATGAACGGCGAACGTGCAAATTTCTGGTTGAGACTCCGGGTCACATATCGCTTTGTGAATGTGGACAATCCTTCGGAGTTTATCGACATCCCTTGCTATGGTGACGGAATCGACCCAGGGGACAAGGCACCGGGCAAAGCCCTTACATACGCAAATAAATATGGCGCCATACAAATGTACCATTTGCAGAGCGGTGACGATCCAGATAAGGAAGCCAGCAAGGAATACAAGGCGAATTGCACTAAAGAGCAGATCGAGCGCATTCAGATCCTGTACACGCCGGATGAAATCAGCACCATGATGAACCGGCTGAAGCTGGACAACCTCAGCAAGCTTTCGGCTCAGAAGGCAAAGGAAATGATCGAGTTCAGATCTAAGGGCGGAGTCGCCGAGAAAGCTGAAACATTCTGATGCGCCATCCTTCAATCATTCAAGATGAAGTGGCTTGCTTCTTCAATAACGAGAACACCACGCATCTTGTCATACATCATTGCCTGAATGGCATTGCGTACCGGCACAAATGTGATGAAGACGGGCTGTGGGTGTGGGTCTCTCCGGAGATCCACCGCTATATGCATGAGACAGCTGAAGGCAGAGAGCTGCTTATGCTGCTTAAGCGCACAGCACAGCGAGCATATGAACGCACCCACACCCGGAAAGAATTCATGGAGCGGTACGGCAAAAACTATCTGTAAAGGAGACCAACATGAAAGAGAAGTCACAGAAGGAAAAAATCCTTGAGTATCTCAAGAAGCATGGCAGCATCACCACGATGCAGGCCATCAATTACTTCCATTGCACCCGGATCAGTGCCAGAATTGCGGAACTGAGAGCGGATGGCTGGAACATCGAAACCGAATGCGAGAGCAAGAACAAGAAACAGCGGTGGGTGTATCGGCTGAAATGATAAGAAAGTCCTTCGTGTTATTCACCGAGTATGGTGAGAAGCTTGCACGGTTGACTGACGAACAGTTGGGAGTATTGTTCCGGCTTGTATTCGCTTATGTCGAGACCGGAACAATTCCAACTGTCGAAGACCAGATGATAGGCATGGCGTTCGATTTCATCCGGGCAGACCTTGACCGACAGGCAGAGAACTACACCAGAAAGGTCGAAGCTGGGCGCAAGGGAGGCGTAGCAAAGGCTAGCACAGCCAAGCAGAAGCTAGCAGAACCTAGCACACCCAAGCAAAGTCTAGCAGATCCTAGCACAACCCTAGCAGAAGCTAGCACAGCCAAGCAGAACGTAGCAGAGCCTAGCACCGGCTACCTTAATAAGAATAAGAATAAGAATGTAAATAAGAATGTTAATAAGAATATTAAAGAATACATTCCATCATTCTTCGAATTCTGGAACTTGTATCCGAGGAAAATAGGCAAGGCTACAGCTGAAGCAGCATACAAGAAGAAGTGCACATCAGCTGAAGTCGAGCGCCAGATACTGGACGGAGTACGGCGATACAACACACTTCAGTGGTCACACTGGTCAGCTGACCGGACGCAGTACATTCCGCACCCAACCACATGGCTCAATCAAGAGCGATGGAAGGATGAAGTCGAGCCATACAACGGGAAGCACATTCCTTCGTACATGATCGAGGAGCCGGATGAAGAACCGGCAGAGACCGACAAGGCAGAACTTGAAGAGCTGCTTGCCAAATTCGCTGAGCATGAAAAGCGAAATGCCTGAGTGGGTCATAGATGCCCTATACACTTACGGCAACTGTTCGCTTCCGCCGAAGATAATGAAACGGCGGTCGATTGCAGATGTCGAGAACGAACTAAGAAAGCGGGGTGGCGACATCACCATCCGGATCAGAGTTGCCAAGCTGGAACTGATGCCAGGGGTGACAAGCAAGTCACACCGCCAATACGAAACATTTTGGATAGCCGAAACAGGCGAAAGGAGAATGATGAATGGCTTACAGAGGAATCAATCAGGTCATAATGATAGGCCGTCTGGGCAAAGACATTGAGATCCAGAAGACATCAACCGGCAAGAGTGTTGCACGGTTCACGGTAGCGGTAAAGAACGGCAACGAGAACAACGTTGACTGGTTCAACTGGGAAGCGTGGGAATCACTGGCGGAATTCCTTGCCAGCTATACCCACAAGGGGGACATAATCTACCTTCAGGGTCACGCAAAGATGGAGCAGTGGGATTCTGACGGCATTACAAAGCGCATGCAGAAGCAAATCGCTGAGAGGGTGGAGCTGTTCAACTGGTCAGCGAATCGCTCTGAAACGGGCGGAAACGAGGCAAATACAGAGATAAACGAAAGTGAGGAATTACCGTTCTGATGAGTATCGAATATTACGAAATGCGCAAGGCTGACTATACGCTGCGCATCGCCAATCTTGACCAGCAGAGACGCACAGCCGAGAAGAATGGTCAGATCCTGATGGCAAAAGGCTGTGAGCGTTCCATGCACGTATTAGAAAAGAGGCTTGAAGAACTTGAAGAAGCCTATGCAAGAGACGAGAAAGGAGTATAACCGCATCGCTGACGCAATAGCTTCAACAAAGAACCCAGTCGAAGTGTATGTGCGTGATTCCTGGGTGGAAGGGAAGTTCCACACGGTCATGCGCCTATGCTTCGAGCTGGGCAGGCTGTATCAGCAACTTAGTGCGGAAGATTGGAGCGAAGAATGAGACTTAAGCAAGTAGCACTGGCAGAAGTGCTGGAACTGATAGAGACCGGCAAGAGCGCATACATGCTGATTCCGATCGGAGCCGAAACCACTCTGGGACAGCTGAAAAGCGCCGGTGTATTCGTAACAGCAGAGGAAGAAACGCCAGCTGTAGAAGAAGCACAGCCGGAAGAGAAGCCGAAGTTGCCACCACGGAAGCCACGTATTGATCACGGCAAGGTGATGGCGTTGCACAAAGCCGGATGGAACATCGGCAGTATCGCACTGGAAGTCTGCTGTTCTACTCAATCAGTCCGGAACATTATCGAGAAGTACGAAGCTGGAGAGGCAAACAATGACACTGATCCGAAAGATTAAAGGCTTGTCAAACAAGAACGGATTCAAGAAGATCCCGGTGATTGTTTATTTCACATCGGATAACCACGGGGAGACGCTGTCATTATTGGCAGACGGTCACCAGATCACGGTCAATTATGCGGACATTCTGAGCATCGTTGAACGGGAAAGAGCCAAAGGATACACAGACGGACACTTCATCATAGACGAAGGATGGGGAGAAAACGCATGAGACTGATAGATTCAGATGCCCTCAGACGGCGGTTGATTAAACAACGTGATGCTTCTGCTGCCAAACAGAATTACGGCTGGGAATGGGAGCACAACGGATGGAACGGCGCAATCTTACAGATTGGGTGCGAAATGATAGAGCATCCAGTGGACGCTGAACCAGTCATACGTTGCAAAGACTGCAAATACAATCCGAAACAGATGCTGGTCGGATGTCCGCTGGCGGGAAACCCGCTGAGGGATGATAACTGGTACTGTGCCTGGGGTGAAAAGAAAAATGATTGATTCATTGAACTTATACCCAAAAGAAAAGGAACGCCTGCAGGAATTGCAAAAGCAGGGTTACATGGTAAACACGTGCAATAACTGGCTATGCCCATTTAACAATGACGGTTATTGTGTATCCCCTGGGCACGGCGACGAATGCACCATTTACGGCGATAAAGATTTTAATAAATACCTTGACGCCGTATACAACGAAAGTTTACCCGACGTTCTGCGGGCAATTGCACAGCAATTAATGATTATGAAATGGGGCAAAAATGAAACTGATTGATGCTGATGCACTGAAAGAGGACATCGAAAGATTCTATAGACCGTTGTGTGATGGTTCCCACATGAAAGACTTTGTGCTTAACCAGATTCTTACAGATATCGGGAATGAAGTAACGGTGGAAGCTTCGCCGGTCATATATTGCAAAGACTGCATGTATCAGAAAAAACACAAAGCAATCTTCTATTGTGACCTGTTCAAAGAATGGGAGCCTTTAGGCGAAGACAACCAGTTCTGCAGTAATGCAAGGAGGCGAAACAATGAATGACAAGGTGCTCAGCTTCAAATGCGACTTGGAAAACTACAAGCACATCAAAGCGCTGCTGAACGAACGCAAACAGGAGCTGACCGAAGTCATCTATCTCATGCAGGGAGTGAAGGCGGTGCAGACTTCCGGAATGCCACACGGTCAGCCGGACGGCAAAAGCCGGGTCATTCAGTACATGCCACGCAAGGAATTCATTGAACAGGAGATAGTCAGACTGGTCGATCGTATCGCCTATGTCGATGATGTACTGGAGTGCATGGCTGAGTTCGAGAAAAGCGTTCTGCTGCAACATTACTTCAACGGCAAGACATACCAAGAGATTGCGGACGATATGTCTTATTCCGAATCCTGGCTACGGGAGAAAGTGTATAGGGGAATCGCACTGGCAATCGAGCGCTACGAAAGACAAGCGTCACACCGCTCAGAAAATGATTTATAGTGTATACGTAAAAATTTGGCGAAGAAGGAAGGGCACGGAACACCTTCCTTTTTTGTACATCTCCCGACCGGGTCGGCGCACCTCCATATTCCCTCTCAGTTCTTTCTTCATTTCTGTCTGCTGATCCGGTCAAAGAAAGGTAAATCATGGATGACGATGTAATCGATTTGAGCGATGAGAAAACATTCAAAGAAGAAATGCGCCGGTTAGATCGTGAAAGCGTCTGCCCATGTGCATATTGCATCAAGCGTCTGACCTGTGACAGACCGCACTACTGCATCGACTACAAGGCATGGCGGAAGAAGTATCTGCAGAGGAACTGGCGAAGATGAGAAACAGACCCGATATGGACGGAGCGTTCCAGTCCCAGTATCACAAGATCCGGAAGCAAGTGCTGGCAGAAGAAAGCATCTGTGCAATCTGCGGACAGCCAGTTGACAAAACTTTGAAGTTCCCTCATCCAATGAGCGCAACCGTGGATCACATTATCCCGGTAGCCAAGGGGGGACACCCGGCGAGCAGGGACAACATGCAGCTGGCGCATCTGATCTGCAACCAGGTCAAGTCGAGCCGTCTAACGATTGAAGGAAACAAACCAAAGCAAGAAGCAAAAGAAGTCGGCAACAGAAACTTACCGCAATCAATGAATTGGAGCGTTTACAGGGGGGCATAGTCCCCTCCCCGTGGTCAGGCTTCGAACCGCCGCCGTGACTCGGTAAATATCTCGCAGAAATGTGTGGGAGAGGTGAAAGATGAATGAATTAAGAGGCATGCCGTATCTCAAGAACAAGCTGACTCTGAAAGAGCCACGTGTGCAGCTGAGATACAAATACTATGAACAGAAAGCAAAGCAACGGGAAAAGGGACTGCTCGTTCCACCCTGGCTGAAAGGTATGTATGCTGCAACCCTGGGCTGGTGCGCCAAGGCTGTCGATGGTCTTGCCGATCGGTTGATCTTCGAAGGCTTTGAGCCTGGCACGGATTACTTCAGCGCACAGCAGATCTTCGACATGAACAACCCGGATATCTTCTTCGATTCTGCGATCAGGGAATCGCTCATCGCCAGCTGTGCTTTCGTGCACGTTTCGCACGGAGACGGGGAAGAACGCACACCGAAGCTGTCGGTTCTTACAGCTAAGGACGCAACCGGCATCATAGATGAGTTCTCAGGATTGCTCAAAGAAGGCTATGCGGTACTAGACAGAGACACAGACGGAAGACCAGTCTTGGAAGCGTACTTCACGCCGAAGTACACCGAGTACTATGAGCACGGTGTGGTGATCAACAGGGAAGAGAACCCTGGGCTTTATCCGTTGCTTGTGCCGGTGGTCTATAAGCCATCATCGGAAAGACCGTTCGGTCACAGCCGTATCAGTCGGGCTGCAATGTACTATCAGCAGTTCGCCATGAATACCATGGAACGTGCTGAAGTGTCTGCTGAGTTTTATTCATTCCCTCAGAAGTATGTGACCGGCTTAGATCCGGAAGCCGACCCGATGGATACATGGAAGGCAACCATGTCTTCATTCCTTCGGTTTGATAAGGATGAAGCCGGTGATTCTCCGAAGCTTGGGCAGTTTACACAGCAGAGCATGTCGCCATACACGGAACAGCTCCGGATGTCGGCAGCAATGTTCGCCGGTGAAACTGGTCTGACTCTTGACGATCTGGGATTCGTTACAGACAACCCAAGTTCAGCAGAGGCAATCAAGGCAGCGCATGAATCACTGAGGCTGATTGCAAGACGAGCACAGAAGTCATACGGCACCGCATTCACAAATGTAGGCTATGTGGCTGCGTCACTCCGGGATGAACAAGATTACGCACGTTCATTGACTGCGGATATCAAGCCGATGTGGGCACCAGTGTTTGAACCAGATGCAGCAATGCTTTCCACGGTCGGAGACGGAGCGGTGAAGATCAATCAGGCAGTTCCTGGTTACTTCAGCAAAGACAATCTGCGTATGCTGACCGGCATCGAAGCAGATGAGACTGAAGACGAGCTGATTGGACTGGAAGAAAATGAGTGATTTCGGTGAGAATCTGCTTAGATCCATCTCGGAAGCGTTCACCAAGAAGGTGAGATCCGACAGGAAACTAAGGCAGATTGCAAACAGAGTGCGTGATGGCACTGATTATGCAGTTGCAAACGAGTACGCTGTGCGAATCGGCGAAATGCTTTCTGATTCGATTCTAGGCGAGACAGGTTCACTTTCCTACATGTCGCATGAGGTCGCCGAAGAGGTTCTGACACCATTGCTGACAGCTGACCATGATCTGGTCGCCGATGTCTGTGAAACGATACAGACAAACATGAACAAGGCAAACGGTATCGGTCTTGCGCCACAGGTTCCGAAAGTCGATACGGATCGTATCAACGGATTTGTTGATAAGGTCGCCAGTTATGATGAGTACGATAAAGCCAAGTGGATGATGAAAGAACCGCTGGTCAACTACTCGGAAAACACGGTTGACGATGCGGTCAGAGACAATGCGAAAGTGAGCGACAAGGCAGGTATTAAGACAACCATAGTCAGAAAGGCTGAAGCGTATCAGCGTATCGAGCGCAAAGGAAAGCGGAAAGGGTCTTACACGATCCCCTGCGACTGGTGCAAAGCGCTGGAAGGCACCTATGACTATTCGACAGTGAAGAACACAGGCAACGATGTCTATCGTAGGCATGACGGCTGCCGGTGCACGGTAACCTTCACCCAGGGAACAAAGCGACAGGATGTGTGGTCGAAGGCGGTTTGGACTGATGAAGATGCAAAGAATTCGGCGAATCTGATCGAGCAGAAGCAAGCTGAGCAACAAGCCAAGCGTGACGAACAGATCCGGCGGACGCAGACAAGAAAAGGCATCATCGAAGAAGTTCAAAAGCAACTTGGCTACTCCGATCGGGGCGCTTCCATCTTTGTGAACCAGTACAAAGATGACATTGACCGCTTCGGCATCGGCTACATGATTGACTACGCAAGAAATCACAGACTGAATTACAGATAAGGAAGTAGGAGAATGGCAGAACGTTATGGTCGCCAGACTCCGACACAAACCGTTGTTTTACCGTTCCAAACGAGCAAAGGAACAGAAGCATACACGCTTTATGAACAGTCAGGGCGCACGGCTCTGGACTGGCAGAAGCTGCTTATCACAGATGTCATGGCACAGAACGATGACGGACTGTGGACTCATCAACAGTTTGGGTATGAGGTGCCTAGGCAGAACGGCAAAGGTGAGATCCTGACCATGAGAGAGATGTGGGGACTGGTGAACGGTGAGAACATCTGTCACACCGCACACAAGACATCGACATCACATGCTGCATGGAATCGATTGCTTAAGCTGCTTACCGCAGCCGGTTATGTCGAACTTGGCAGAGCCAAGAAGGGACAGGCACCGCCAGATAGATCGTTCAAGGCAACGAAACAGTACGGTCTTGAACAGATCATGCTGACGAACGGTGGCACAGCCGTCTTCAGAACGAGGACGGAAGCCGGGGGAATCGGCGAATCGTTCGACTTACTGGTCATCGATGAAGCCCAGGAATACACCAGCACACAACAGGCAGCGCTGATCTACACGATTGCAGCGTCTCCGAATCCGCAAACGATATTCTGCGGAACACCGCCGACCATATCTTCTAAAGGCGATGTCTTCGTGAACTATCGCAAGCGTGTGCTTGCCGGTCAGACAGAAGATGCCGGTTGGGCAGAATGGTCAATCTATGCCGAGCCGGAAGACATCCGTGATGTAGACCTATGGTATGAAACGAATCCTTCTATGGGTTACATCCTTAGAGAAAGAACCGTGAGATCTGAGGATGTCAGCAACCATCTTGATTTCATCATCCAGCGCCTCGGTTACTGGCACAGCTATGAGCTGAAGTCAGAGATTACCGAAGCCGACTGGAACACGCTTAAAGTAACCGGCTTGCCTTCATTCAGGGGCAAGCTTTTCTGTGCAGTTAAATTCGGATCAGACGGCAAGAACGTTTCGGCGAGCATTGCGGTGCGCACCGGAGACGGGAAGATCTTCGTTGAAACGTTGGACTGTCGACCGCAATCAGACGGCTTTGATTGGCTGATTCAATTCATCTGTACGGCGCAACTTGAAGCGGTGGTGATAGATGGCAAGGGAAAAGGTGAACTGCTCTGGAATGCCCTGCAAACGAGGCACACAGGGGCACGTATCGTACAGCCTACAGGACAGGAAGCAGTCACAGCTTATGCAGCGTTCCGACAGGCTGTGGATGATGAAACTCTGTGCCACAATGGCCAGCCGTCAGTAACACAGGCGGTCAGCCACTGCGAAAAGCGTTTGATTGGCAGCAATGGAGCATTTGGCTTTAGATCCATGAAGGACAGCATCGATGTAAGTATCGTTGAATCCCTGGCATTTGCTTATTGGATATGCTCAACCACCAAGGAACGGAGAAAACAAAAGATTGGGTATTAGGGCGCCACTCCGTGCCCTTTTACATAGTTACGCAGACACAGCGGTTAATAGTGGAAGGAGAAAAACATGGCTGAATTTAAAGTAATCGACACACAGGAAGAGTTCGACAACAGGATCAAGGACAGACTTGAAAGAGCCGAGAAGAAGGCAAGGGAAGAATTCACCGGCTGGACATCCCCAGACGATCTGGCGAAGCTTTCAGAGGCACACAAAGCCGAGATCGAGAAGCTGAACAATGCGCATGCTGAAGCAATGAAGAAGTATGCGGATTATGACAAGAAGTTCAAGGAGATGACCGGTCAGATCCATGCTTATGAGGTGGCAAGCCTCAAGAGCAGAATCGTACATGAGAAGAATCTTCCGTATGATGCTGTCGAGTTCTTGCAGGGTGAAGATGAAAAAACCATCAGCGAAAGTGCAGAACGGTTATCCAGAATGACCGGCAGCACAAACTTCGGTATCACACGTAACACTGAAAAGGCATCAGGAGATGCCAAAGACATGGCACTGAAAGAAGTGCTTGAAAAGCTACCTAAACGGTAAGGAAAGGGAAAAAATGGCAAACGTAATCACAAGAGGAACAAATCTTCCTACACAGATCGTTGAAGAAATGTTCAACGCAGTTGTTGGCGAATCCGCTCTGGCTAAGCTTTCCGCTCAGCGCCCGATTCCGTTCAACGGCACTACAGAAATGGTTTTCACCCTGGACAAAGAAGCTGACATTGTCGGCGAGAATGATCCAAAGAGCAATGGCGGTGGCGCAGCTGCACAGAAAGTAATTCGCCCGGTCAAGTTTGAATATGGTCTCCGTGTTTCTGATGAATTCCTGTACGGCTCCGAAGAATATCGCCTGGATATTCTCCGCACATTCGCTGAAGGCGCTGCAAAGAAGTTTGCACGTGGCTTCGATATTGCTGCAATGCATGGACTGAATCCGAGAACCGGCACTGCTTCCACAGTTGTTGGCACCAACAATCTCGATGCTCAGATTCCGAACGCAAACAAGATTACCTATGCTGCAGCTACAGCAGACGCAAACATCGATGCTGCTATCGCAAAAATTGACACTGTAGGCGCTACTGCAAACGGTATCGCAATCGCTCCGGCTATGCGTTCCGCACTGGCTGCCATGAAGGCTGATGGTGCTCCGCTGTACCGTGAATTCAGCTTCGGTGCACATCCGGAGACACTTGGTGCTATGACCCTGGCTGTCAATGGCACTGTAGCTACAGGCGATGTTGCTTTGGCTTATGTCGGTGACTTCTCTGCATTCCGTTGGGGATATGCGAAAGAGATTCCGCTGGAAGTTATCGAATACGGTAACCCGGACAACGATGCACAGGCTGGCGACCTGAAGGGACACAATCAGGTATATCTGAGAGCAGAAGCATACATCGGTTGGGGAATCCTTGCTCCGACTTGGTTCGCAAGCGTAGTGGGGGAATGACCTCAGCTACCGCAGTGGTCGGTAGTGCGATCGTCGGCACATCAGCTGTCGGCTAAAATCCACTAAAGGAGAAAATCTATGTCAAAAACATGGGTAACAGGCGATATCATTAACGCCACTGATATGAATCGTATCGAGGGTGGC